GGTGAGGAGGTCGACGCGGTCGGGCTCAGTCTCGGCGAATGATGTGCTGCGGGCGGCCACGGCGGCATCCCGTGGCGCTGGCGTAAGCTCAAAATCATCATCGCGCAAGCGGTAGCGGCGCTTGAAATAGTCGCGGGTAAATCTGACGCCACTCTCCGAGAGCGTCTTGTCCCTGTCGGCGAAATCCGCCTGCGGATCGTCAGCCTCGAACCAGTTAAAGACGGGGGAGGGAACGCCTGGGGCGTTGACATTGGCGTAGAGCCAGGCGATCTCTTCCATAGCCGTTTTGACCAGCTGCTTATCGGCGGCTCGGAAATCGTCGAGGACTTCGGCGTGAACCTTCCCGGCGGCGTAGCTCCCCTTGTCTCCGACCTCGGCAGTGAGGGTCTGCCCCATGATCACCTTCGAGACCTCGGCATCCATCGCCTCCTTGAGGGTGCGGTGGATATCGGCGCTCGCCTTCTGCGCCCCGTCAAGGATCTGCACCTCACCCCCTTGGGGGATCACGGCCACCGCGCTCTGCACCATGGCGGCGAGGTTCGAGAGCATATTCTGCTGCTCGCCCGGAGAGGTCCCCGGGGCGTACTTCCCGACCAGGAACGGCACGCCAAACTTCTCGGCAAGCTGCAGCCAGAATTTGACGCCGCCCTTTTTGAACGCCACCGGCCAGAGGCAGCGACTGAGCAGACGTAGGCCATAGGGGTTGTCATAGGTCGGGAAGTGACGGGCGATGACAAACTTGCCGAAGGGGACGTCGCTCCCTCCCCAAGGGCTCTCCTGTGAGCGGAACTTGAGGACGTTCTGCTCGTCGTAGGCAAACCAGCGCGACGGCTTCGCCTGCAGGTCGGCGATGTTCAGCCGCCCGCCCGATGCTTCCCAGACCAGCTCAACCGGGGTGTTGCCATAGTAGGGGGCATCGAGGATGCCGCTGACGAGGCTGTAGAGATCGACGTTTTCAAGGTCGGCCGCCAGATCGGCCGCGAGCTTCTCAGCCGCCGGGCTCGTCTCTCCTCGAACCTGACCACCGGACCAGGAGAACTCACAGGAGAGGGTGCCGAGCTTGCGCTGCTGGATCACCGAGAGAAGGTGGGCGTCTGAGGTCAACGCCTCGAGCGCCGCAACCCCGCCGTCGGGATGCTTGCGCAGCACCGGGTCGGGGTCGGGGAGCAGACCCAGCGTCCCGGCGTAGTCCCACGCCTGCGCCCGGGTGGCGAACTCACCGGCGAGGGCATCGCGCTCGATCTCGGAGAAATCAATGGACTTGGTAGGTGTCAGCCAAAGCCTGGTCATATCAGTACCCTTGCAGCATGGCCGCGCTCTCGCGCCGCGGGCCAGTGTGAACGGTGGTGTCGAGAACATCCATCAAGGTGGCGCAGTAGGCCATGACAAGGGCGATCGCCGCGTCACCGTGACGGTTCTTTCCCTCGCCCGTTTTAGCGTCAGGAAGCCGCGGTACCCCGTTGATGACCTGCAGAGCACGCAGGTCGTCGAGCACGTCCTTGTCCTTTGGCACCTCGATAAGGTCATCCTCAAAGGCCGCTTTAAACTTCGGCATATTTTCGAGGTACCACCCGGCCGAAAGCATGACCTGGGCAACCCTCCCGGCCCCGTAGCGGTAGGCCGCCTGCTCGGCCAGGTACTGACCATTCCCCCGGGCGTCAAGCATCGCAGCGCGGAACTGCGGCAGCCGGTCGCAGATGAAGTAGAGAATCTGCTCCTGCTGACGGAAGGGAACGTTGCGAAGCTCAACCAGAAACGGAACCCGGCGGCGCAGGCTTTGCCCGATGGCGATCGGCGACATGACTGTCAGGTCGCCGGAACGTCCGAAGTCCTCGCCGAAGGCGTGCTCCTCAGAAGGTTTGAGATATTTGAGCAGCGGCAAGATCTTCTCGACGCACCAGTCTCTGACCTCGGCCTCGCGCAGGGTCTCTGACCATGCGTTGAACTCTGCCTACCCTTCGAAGCGCAGCACCGGGGTGTTTCCCATCCGCGCCTCGATCAGCGCCCTGGAGATATAGGCGCCGCCGCCGCTTTTGGGGACGCAGTAGTATTCTTCGAGGGCGTCTTCGCGGGTGGCGGTGTCGCGCAGCAGGTTCTCTTTCCACTGCTTCTCGGCCTCTTCGCTCCACGCCATCCCCCGCACCTGGCAGATGCGCTTGTAGAGGCCGTCGCTGCAGGCGTCGTCGAGGGTGACGCGGTGGACGCTGTAGCGTTTTTTGCCAGCGCGGCTGTCCTGAATCAGCTCGTTAAAGAGGTTTTCCACCCCGTTGTGGGTGCTGATCAGGCGCACCTTGGCGCCCCACATGGTCAGCGCCAGCGCCGCCTTGAGCACCTCGGCGAGCTGCTCGTGAAAGGCGGCCTCGTCGATGGTGACGTTCCCTTGGCGGCCGCGCATGTTGGACGGCCTGGAGGAGAGCGCCTGGATCTTGAAGCCACTGATAAAGCGGATGGTGTAGGTGAGGATGTCTTTGTCCTCGTCTTCGAAGATCTCCTCCTCGATCTCCCCGGCGGCCCGGTTGAACGCCTTGGCCCACATGGCGCAGGCGTCTATAAACTCGATCGCCATCTCCTTGTTGGAGCCGACGTAGAAATGGTTGGTGCCACCCGCATTCTTTGCCGCGCTCGCTGCCAGGACGGCGTCGGCCGCCTCGGCCCAAGTCAGGCCGGTACGGCGGCTCTTCTCGGCGATCTTGAGCGGCGACTCGTCGGCGACCCACTTTTGCTGGTAAGTCAGAAGCACTGATTCTTGCGGCGTCTCGGTCATGCGATCCCCAGAATTTCGCGGCGGATGGTGTCGATCGATTCGCGGCTCATCCCTTGTCCGGTCATGGTCTTCTCGGCGGCATCGACCGCGGCCTCGGCGGCCTGCTGCCGGATCTCTTTCTCGCGTTTGACGTTCAAGGTGCTCGCCTGCTCGAGGCGCTGCATGGTCAGGGCGAGCCCTTTGAGCATGTCGACCGTGCCGGGGGCGCTCTCGGCGGTGATCTCGCCGCGCTGGAGGGTCAGCGCCATATCGAAGGAGAGGGTGCGCAGGATCTCGTTGACCAGGTTGCCGACCTGCCCCTGCGGAGCGGCGCCGAGTTTACCGATCCAGACCTCGGCGACCTCGCGCGACTGGCGCAGCTTGGCACCGGCCTCTTCCATGTCGACGGCGTAACGGTTGACAGCCGATTTGCTCACCTTCTCGGGCGCCCCGTCGGGGAGCTGGCCGGAGGCATTAAGCTCGGCGAGGATGGCGTTGATACGTCGCACCGCCTCGAGTTGGGTCACCCGGCGATCGGCGAGCAGCTCTTGCAGCTGGCGGCGGACCGTGTCGGGGAGCATGTCGATGCTCGATCTCTGACGCTTGGGTCGGGGCATTTAGTCGTCTCCGAAGAGGTAGTCGATCAGATCGCAAAGCCGATCGCCGAGCCAGATGATCAGCAGGCCCAGAGGCACGGCGAAGATCAGAAAGAGGCAGATCTCGCGCAGGGTCATCGTGGGCCTGGGCGCTTGACGCCATCAACCCGGGCGGCACCACTGGCGACGTCGGCGCCACGGGCGGTGAGCTTGGCGACCAGAACGGTGGCGATTTCGCTGTTGCTGACGAGCTGTTGCTCTTCGAGCCAGCGCAACTCGGTGCGGACGCGGTCGCGGCTGATGGTGTGGCCGAACATCGCCAGAAGCTGCTGCAGCACCGAGTCGTTCATGCTGTAGCCGGGGTCTTCGGCAAGCGCCCGCAGCAGGACCAGGCGGATATCCTGGGTGATCAGATCGGTGATGCTCATCTCTTGTCCCTCCTCATCATCTCTTCCAGCACCAGATCGACCTGGCGCCTTGTCGCTTTCATCTCGCCGACGATGGTGTTGACCCCATCGCCGATGCCATCCATGCGGGCGTGGATGCGGGCGATGTCGTCCTGGCTCGGCAGGTGCTCTATCTCGACGTTGATTTTGTCGAGAGCCCGCTCGAGCTCACCGGTGCGCGCTTGATGCTGCTGGCAGGTCTTGGTGCGCTTTTCCTCAATGCCTTCGTGGGCGGAAACACTCAGCCCCGCGTTGACCTTGTCCTCGAGAGCCTTGATCTTGTTCCTGGTGACCTTCTGCCGGTTGCTCCACCAGGTGTAGAGCAGAGCGGCGAGCAGCAGGATGTCTTTAAAGACGCCGTAGATGAGCTTCCAGTCCCAGTCGTTCATTCAACCCCTCTTCAATCGCTGTTCATACTCGGTTTGACAGTCCACACAACGGATGCAGCCGGGGGCTGCGGCTAGGCGTTTCTCGCCGATCGGCTCGCCGCAATCCTCGCACTCGGTCGGGGCGAAGGCGCCCGGGTCGGGGCGCGGGTGGCGACGGAAGTGGGCAGCCAGAGCGTCGCTCTGCAGGCGCTCGTTGATCGCTTGGGCGCGGTCGATCTCGTCAGGCACTGGCACCCCCGCGGATGCGATCGGCGACGGCGCCGAGAACCCCTGGGGGAGGCTGGCCGGTCTTGGACTGCTTGAGCTGGTTGCGCCCCCAGGTGGTGACCCCGAGGATGGCGCCCCACCCCATCCAGATCCATTCGGGGACGGCGGGGACGGGCTTGCCGGCGAGCGGCAAAAAGAAGTAGACGAAGATGATCGCCAGCGGGTAGAGAAAGCCGTTGAAGGGGCGCCAGGCCCACTGCATGAAGTGCTCGCTTTTCCCTTCTTCGCGCATGGTCTGGTTGACGGTCTCGAGCTTGCGCGCCTCGATCTCGGCGAGGCTGACTTCGCGCTCTAGGGCGACCCGCTGCAGCTCGATGTAGAGGGCGGGGTCGGCGCTGATGCGCGCGGCGACCTGCTCGATCGGTTCGGTGGGGTCGGCGCCTGCCACTGAGCGCATCATGCTCTGCAGCAGGGGGCCAGAGCCGGGGACGACGAAGTTGGCGACGCTGGGGGCGACGGCCTTGATGCCGTCGACGAGGGTGTCGAGGACGTTGCTCATGACTTACTCCTTGGTATGGGCCGCCCAGCCGAGAACTCCGGCGGCGAGCGCCATGGCGATCTGGATCTGGGTATGGCGCTGGGTCAGCCAGGCGCGCTCAATGGCGTTGCTGAGGAAACCCATCTCGACCAGGACCGCCGGGGCGCGGGTGTTGACCAGGACGTAGTAGTTGGCCTCTTTGTCGGGGTCGCCATCGGAGAGGTCGCCGCGAAAGCGGCTGTCGGGGAAGGCTGCGGCCAGAGCGTTGCAGATGGCGGTGGCGGCAGGATCGGCGGCGGTCTGCCCCGGCGAGGTGAAGACTTCGAGGCCGTGCGGCCCAGGGGAACTGACCGAGTTACAATGCAGGGAGAGAAAGAGATCGGGGCGCAGGATGTGTTCGCTGCGGACCCGATAGGCAAGCTCGACGAGGATGTTGCTGTAGCGGGTGAAGTGGACTTCCCACCCTTCGTTGACCATGATGCCGCCCAGGAGCATGGCGACGCTGAGGTTGATGTCGGCTTCGCGGACGCCGTCAGCGACGGCGCCACCGTTGTCGAGCGCGGGGTGGCCGGGGTCGATCAAGAGGATGCGTTTTTGTGACATGGTGACTCCTGCACGGAATGCCGACCTGTTGGTCGGCGGGGAGTGGTTCGAGCAGGGTCAGGATAGGATGGGAGGGGGGAGGAAGGCTTTTAAAGCGGTTTAGGAAAAACAAAAGCCCCGCCGGGGTGGGCGGGGCTGGTATGGATTTTTGACAAATTGTTTGGTTATTTCCTGCTAAAAAGATACTTCGTTATGACTAGAACAATGCCGAAAATTTCACTCAGAGTGGCGCAGGTGAAAACACGTAGGGTAACTTCATCAAACGTTATCTTCTTAAAACCATAGAGGAAAATAAGTATGTTGAAAAGTACAAGTTGCCCTATCAGTATCCAAATGTACCAAGTGGCGTATGTTTTTCTAAGTTCCCGATCTATTTTATGGTCTTCAACCTTCTGCTCAACTAGAGGGTCTACCGGTGCCGTATCAGTGGACGCCACCGCGTCCCTGACTGAGCCTAGAAGGGCTGATCTTTCAGAATCTTCCACCAGGCAGGCCTAAGTTTTTCAGTCTAAAAGAAATAGCGGCAGGAGACACCCCAAGCTTGGCCGCCATGGGGCCTTTACTCAGGTTCTTATTATGCAACTTAACGACGGCATCCTTCGGCATAATAAGCGCCGCGGCAAACTGATTCGCAAAGATTTCAGAAGGATTAATACCAACTGACGACTCTGGGTCTCTGAGATCAATCTGCTCAAATTCGTCAATTTTACCGTTGTTTTCTTCAAGCAAGTCGACAAAATGACCGAGCTCGTGGGCGCAGGTAAAGCGCTTTCTCTGGTCGCTGTCAGATCGCTCAAGAACGATAATCGCATCCTTCCCACGCTCTTTTATGATAGCGCCAGAAACCTGTTGGGGGAGTTTTGTCTGAACAACAGCAATCCCAAGTTTTTTGGCAATCGTCACCGGATCAACAGGAATGGAGTCTCCCCACAACCTCTCGCGGTATTCATCGGCCAGATTTTCAACCCTTTGGTCGACGGACATTGTTGCCTCCAAGCGGTAAAAGCACAAAATGCACCGAAGCGTAGTACACCGGTGCGACCTAAAAAAGATCATTCGTTAGGGTGATTTCTTAGTGATTTGTATATCATTGTGTAAACTCCTGTCAACAGTCTTAAAGGTTTCGCTAACCTTTATATCCCGTTAAAACAACCGCATCTGCTTCCGCTTAAACTCCTCTTCCCGCACCCGCGCCACGACCTGGTAGAGCCGCTGCTCGCTGATGCCGTACTCACGGCAGAGCGCCCGCTTGTTGTGACCGACGAACCGCCGCCAGATCTCGCGGTCGCGATCAGTGAGCTCCCACTCTTTCCCCTTGGGGATGTAGACCGCCAACCCCGCCCAACGCTTGCGGATCTTCTCGGCGGCGGCGAAGGCGAGGCGATCGGCGTCGTCATCACTGGCCCCGGCCTCTGTGAGGATCTCGACCAGACCGTCGTGGAGATCGCGCAGGATCTCGGGATATTTCTCGGCGTTTTTCATCGGCTCTCCGTGTCGCTTCCTATGCGGTCTGCGATGTCGGCGAAAAAGGCTTTTCCCTTGGCGATGTCGTTATCGTTTGCCGGGGCTGCGAGCTTGTTGGTGGCGGCTCTGGCGGGCAGATGCGGCAGCAGCTGCGCTGGCTCGGGGAACTTCCCCTCAACAGATGAGAGCAGGCCCGAGAAGGCGCGCTGGACGCGATCGCGGTCGATCGCTTCGACTTTGACGGTGCTGCGGCGCAGCTCGCGCTCCCAGAGGGCGGCGGTGCGATCGATGGCATCGGCATCGGGGCGCAGGGTCAACGGCAGGGCATAGAGCGCCTGCAGGCCGTGGGCGATCTCGATGCGCAGCCAGTCATCACCGGCCCAGCCGGCAAGGACGGCATCAAGCAGGGCGGCTTTGCTTGGACGCTGCGCCGGCAGCGCGCTGGTGGTCTGGATGGCGGCGCTTCCGGGGGCGAGTGCCGGCAGGCTTTCGAGAACCCGGCGCAGGTAGTTGTGATTTTTCAGCGGCCGCACGTCACCATGGTCGCGCTTGGCGCGCATCGCTTCGGTCGTCTCGATCAGGGCGGCGACTAGGAGGCGCGGATCGGCGCCGAGATCGAGGACGTCGCGGGTGAGGCGCAGGGCACGGTCGTGGCTGAGATCGCGGGTGGCGGGGCGGAAGCAGCCGAGGTAGCCGACCAAGGGGCGGAAGAGGGGGCCACTGCCGGCGAGCAGGAGCAGCAGCTCGCGCCCGGCGTCGTCAGCGGTGAAGGCCTCTAAACTATTTGATGAGTGGCAAACTGGGCAGCGTAGTTTCATTTATTCTCTCGTGACAACTATCTTTATTTTCACAACTTTTAAGAACACCAATAGTGGCTTGTCTCGTTGCATCCCATGCTTAATAGTGGCAGAAACCTCAAACCGTTGGCCCGGCCAACAAGACAGGAGTCGCGTATGGAAATCGGTGTTTCTACCTCAATTGAAAAAGCTCAAGACCCCAAATTCCCCTGTTGCAAGTTCGTCTATGTAACCCTCGACAGCTTCTCGTCTGGCAGAGGAAAGAATGGTAATATCATTTACCTAGCACCCTTTTTGGCCTCGGAATACGAAATAACCGAAGCCTTTGCCCTTATTCGAAAAAAGGTTGATAGAGCTGAAAAAGAAGCCAGAAAAAAGCTCAGGTCAATGCGCAACACCCCTGCGCCCATCTCAAAGAAGAGATAATCACTCCCCACTCAAATCCCACCCCTCGCGCTGGGCCTGTTTGTACAGGGCGGTGATGATTTTGTAGAGCTCGTCTTCGGGAACCCATATCATCTTTTCGACCTTGCAGATGCGCTTGGCCAGTGCGTCGGCGTAGCCCCATGGCTTGCCACCGATGGTGAGCAGCGCCTCGATCTTTTCGAGCTGAGCGGTGCGGCTGGTGCGCCCTTTGCCGCGCTGCATGTTGTGCGGCCGCTTGCCGATCTTCTTTCCTTTCGGTTGCCAGCCCAGCGCCGCGAGGTGATTGAGGACTTTGCGGCGACCTGCTGGGGTGAGCTTGGCGGATGATGCGTTGCCGCCGATCTCTTTGAGCATGGTGCGGTAGGCGGTCTCGTCGAGACCGAGGTAGCTTTTGGCGATATGGATCTTGGCGATCTCGGCGTTGCGCCGGGCGTTTTTCAGTTGACTCATGGGCTCACATTCCCTTAAAACTTTCTTAGCTGGTGTAGTACCGAGGCCCAAGCTCGGAGGGGGGTGAGCTTTGGCCTCGGTACTACACCAGCTAAGAAAGTTTTAAGGGAATGTGAGCCCATGAGTCAACTGAAAA